ATGATGACCCAAGGATTCATAAAAATGCTAATTGCAAGTATAAAGATATAAGAACTGCATTAGATATTGTTTGTGAAATGGTGGAGTATGGTTTGGCAACGGTTGAATACTAAGGAAGAATAAAAAAAGACCACTCCCTTATCGAAAGTGGCAACCAGTTAGATTAATTACATTATAACATTAAGATAGGGGAGTGGCTACAATATTAGTTAGAAAATTAGATAAAAGGGCGACAAAAGAAAAAGTCGTTATGATGTTATCTGCTTACAAGCAGTTGAAGAAAATAGCCGGTGAAGAATACGTATCAAAAGTAACCGCAACGTACTCATTTGAGCCACGTTCTTACACGGGAGCAGTGAACAAATCGCTAGAAAAACATATTGAAAGAAAGTTAACGGCTCAAAAGATGGTGGAAGATATCGAGAAAGCCATTAACAGAATGAGTAACGCTCATTTAAGACAAATTTTAATTATGAAATATTGTAAGTATTATGATAGTGATATAGCGATCTATGTAACATTAGATATTTCAGAATCAGAATTTTATAGAGAGCTAGAAAGAGGTTTATTGTATTTTGCAGAGTGCTTTTGTAACGGTTCGCTATTAGTTTTTGAGGGCGGACTAAACATAGATGAATTACTACTAGATTTGGGAGAGTTAACAAAGTAAACTGCTAGGAACTTGCTAGAAAATTGCAAGGAGAAGCTAGAGAGAAAGAGGTACTATAGTAGTGTGGAATAGGGAGGTTTTTTGATAATTTTTCCCTCCCGTTTCCATTAATACATATAGAAAACTAGCAATCGGAATGTTTTTTGTGTATTTAATTTTCTGATTTAAAAAACTCCAATATTTATTTCTGTTAAAATTTCCCATGATAGTATGTGCCTCGATTGCTAGTTTTGTGGATGTGTTGGAATATAGCTTAATTGGAAGAGCAACAATGAGTGTGTACTGGTTCGAGTCCAGTTATTCCATTTAGCATCTGAAATACGATGTTGGTATATGCGTAATAGAGTTTACACCTCTAAAGAGTTACATTTGCGGAAACACTTGTAACGACCTTACTTTAAGGTTATATATTTTTTGGTTTGAGATAGCAACGGATTGCCCGTTTTTTACGTTTACGGATAGGTTCGACTCCTATTGTCTCAGTAGATTAGCGTTGATGATTTTCAACGCTTTTTTTGTATTTGAAAGGGAGAATTTATGAAAAAGAAATTAGAAAAGATGTTGAGTGAAAATATTAAATATATTAACGCTAATAAATGGTTAGATTAATTTGTAAGGAAGTGAGATGTTGGCGAACGAAGAAAACTTAATTAAAAATTCAGAGAGAACTCCAAGTGAACGCCGAGAAATTGCAAAAAAAGCCGGTATTGCATCCGGAAAAGCAAGAAGAAAAAAAGCGGAATTTAAAAAGGCGTTAGAAATAGTCTTGAGTTCTAAAGTACAAAATCAACAACTAGCTGAAATGTTGGAAACAATGGGCTATGACAATACCAACGAAATGGCGATAGCGTTAATGACTGTACAAAAAGCGATGAAAGGCGATTTGAGAGCAGTAGAGCTAATTGAAAGAACGGGCAATCAAGTTGCTAAAGATAAACTTGATAAGAAAGAACAAAAAGAACGTATTAGAGCATTGAAACTAGAAAATCAAAGAAAAGCGATGATGTTAGGTGAGGGTATCGATGAGGAAGTATATGACGACGGCTTTGTTGATGCATTAAAAGGAGCAGTTGAAGAAACATGGCAAGAATAAAGAAACAACAACTGTTTAAATTTCAACCGTTTAGCATCAAGCAGAAAAAGGTGCTTACGTGGTGGCTCGACAACTCACCGGTCTATCAATCTGAGGGGATTATTGCGGATGGAGCTATCCGTTCAGGCAAAACTGTTTCAATGAGTTTGGCGTTTATTATTTGGGCAATGACAACATTTAATCATCAAAACTTTGCAATGTGTGGGAAAACAATCGGCTCATTCAATCGTAACGTATTGAAGTTTTTGCTTGTTATGTTAGATGCAAGAGGCTTCAGTTACTACTATCATCGTACAGATAATTTACTAGAGATTAGAAAAGGCAATGTTACCAATGATTTTTATATTTTTGGTGGAAGAGATGAGAGTTCTCAGGATCTAATTCAAGGGATTACCCTAGCCGGAATATTCTTTGATGAAGTGGCGTTAATGCCAGAATCATTTGTCAATCAAGGTACAGGGCGTTGCTCAGTAACTGGTTCTAAATGGTGGTTTAACTGTAACCCTGATAGTCCTTATCACTGGTTCAAAACAAGTTGGATAGACAAAGCACAAGAAAAAAAGCTAGTCTATTTACATTTTGATATGGATGATAACCTTTCTCTTGCTGAAAATATTAAAGAACGTTATAGAAGCCAGTATCATGGCGTGTTCTATCAACGATATATTCAAGGGCTTTGGACGATTGCTGAGGGAATTGTTTACGATATGTTCAGAAAAGAGGAACATGTTGTAAAAGAGTTACCTGAATTAGTCCCTAAACATAAATATGTTTCAGTCGATTACGGTATGCAAAATGCTACCGTATTTTTGTTATGGGAACGTGATATAACGGGTAAATACTACTTGACTAGAGAATATTACTACTCAGGTAGAGATGAACACGTACAAAAAACAAACAGTGAATATGCTGATGATTTTGAGGCGTGGTTAGGCGATACAAAGATAGATAAAATCATTATCGACCCATCGGCTTCTTCTTTTATCGCTGAATTGAAAAAGCGTGGGTATCAGATTAAGAAAGCAAGAAACAATGTTCTTGAGGGAATACGATTTGTTGGAACATTGTTGAATCTAAACAAAATAGCAGTACATGAAAATTGCAAGAATACGTTAAAGGAGTTTCATTCTTACGTGTGGGATGAGAAAGCTTCATTGCATGGAGAAGATAAACCATTAAAGCAACACGACCACGCTATGGATGCCTTACGTTATTTTTGTTTTACCGTACTGTTTAAAACTGGAGGTATGGAAGTTTGGAAATAGAAGTATTGAAAAAGGTTATTAGTAATTTAATTTCTAAACACCGTCAATTTATTTCAAAGGTTAGAAAAGCGGAATTATATTATTTGAATGAAAATGATATTAAGCGTAAACGACGACCGGCAGATAGAAAAAACGACGAAAACGAGAAAAAAGATGAACAAAATGCCATGAGAAATGCAGATAATCGTATTAGTCATAATTGGCACCAATTGTTATTAGATCAGAAGAAAGCTTATGCGTTAACTTATCCACCAACATTTGATGTGGACGATAAGACTTTAAACGATGCAATTGTTGATGTATTAGGCGACGATTACGAGCGTATTAGTAAGCAATTGTGCTTAAATGCCGGTAACGCCGGTGTTGCATGGCTTCATGTATGGATTGATGCTGAAACAAGACAATTCAAGTATGCTTGTGTGGATAGTAAGGAGATTATTCCTATTTACTCACGTTCATTGGATAAGAAACTGCTAGGAGTATTAAGAACGTACAACACGATTGATGAAACAAATGGACTTGTTTATACAGTGTATGAGTATTGGAATGACAAAGAGTGTACAACTTATCGACATGAAAAAGGGAAGTCCCTTGAAACGTTGGAAGAGTACAACTCAATCATGTATACAGACTCAATCAATGGAGAGAGTAGTATTTCAAGCACGTTTACTCACGAGTTTGGAGTAGTACCGTTTATTCCATTTAAAAATAATGAGTTAGAAACGGACGACTTGAAGCCTATTAAAGACTTAGTTGATGTATACGACAAGGTTTACAGTGGTTTTGTCAACGATACAGACGATGTACAAGAAGTTATCTTTGTTTTAACCAATTATGGTGGACAAGATAAGCAAGAGTTCTTACAAGATTTGAAGCAGTACAAGCTAATTAAGATGGACAATGATGGAATGGGCGACCAGTCGAATGTAACGACTCTAGCGATTGATATTCCAGCAGAAGCAAGAACGTTAATTCTAGAGAGAACAAAACAACAAATTTTTATTAGTGGACAAGGCGTTAATCCGGAAACTGACAAGCTAGGCAATAGCTCAGGCGTTGCACTGAAATTCTTGTATTCACTGCTTGAATTGAAAGTAGGGAACATGGAAACTCAGTTTAGAAGTGGTTACGCTACTCTTGTTAAGCTAATTTTAAGATATTTAGGAGCTAAAGAAGATGTCAAAATCAAGCAAACATGGACAAGAAACAGCATTAACAACGATACAGAAATGGCTCAAGTCGTTTCTTCATTATCTGCTATCACTTCTAGAGAAAATATCGCAAAATCTAATCCAATTGTTGAAGATTGGGAAGACGAATTGCGTTTACTAGAGGAAGATGAGCAGAAACAAACTGAACGTATGTACGAGATGCAGTTAATGCAGTCTAAAGAAGATGTAATCGATGAGTAGAAAGCTTACGAAACAAGAAAAGATTGACTTCATCAAATCTTTAGATAACCTTTCAGAACATGAAAAGAGCTTATTATTAGCTGAGATTGAAAAAATCGATACTCTAGAGAGTTTAGAACGTTATATTGATGAAATATACCAGAAAGCGTACAAAACGATTGAAGAGCGAATAACAGCGTTTAGTGAGAAGTATTCAAAAGATGGTAAATTACCTTTGTTTTTAGCAAACTTTGTTTTAAGTTTTGGAGAAAAGAAAGAATTCTTTACGAATGTTGAGAAATTCAAGAAAAAATATCCGGAACATGAAGATAAAGTAGAAGTATCTGTTAATCCAACGAGAATTGAAGCGTTGACGACTGAAAACAAGATGACAATGATTGATGTAACCGAAAAAGTCAATCATAAAATCGAAATGCATTTAAAAGGGACGTATCAAGAAACTTATTTAGAGCGAAAGTTTAAATATGCGAAAGAAAATGGTAAAGAGCCAGTAATTCAACCTGAACGGCTAGATGAAAATGTAATTGATGACATTATTTCAAGAACATTTGACGGTAAACGATTTTCAGAGCGTATTTGGGGCTTAAACATGGATAAAGTTGTTGGTAAGGTGGAGCATCTTGTTCGAGACTCACTAGCGAGAGATATTCCACCGTCCGACAACGCCAAAGTATTAGCGGTTGAATTTCAAGTAGCTAGACACAGAGCCGTAACAGTGCTTCAAACTGAGACGAATAATATTCAAGCTGAGGCAACTATGGCAGAGTATGAAGATGATGATGTTAAAAGATACAAGTATCTAGCGACATTAGAAGTTCATACATGCCCTATTTGTGGTGAACTGGATGGCAAAATCTTCAAAGTGAAAGATGCTAAAAGAGGAATTAATTATCCTACTATGCATCCTCACTGCCGATGTACAACAGTACCGGCTATTGAAGATGTTGGATCTAGAACGGCTAAAGATGTGGAGACTGGAAAAACGTACAACGTTAAAAAAGGCACTACTTACGAGCAGTGGCGACAGCAACAACTTGATAAACATGGTATTCATGCGATTGAGGACAAACTCAAGGAAGAACGACAAGAAAAGCAACGAGTAAGAAGTACTAAAGTACAATTTCTTGAGTTTAGACAGGTATTAGGTAAAGAAAACATGCCTAAAACCTTTGCTGAGTTCTATGATTTGAAGTATAATGATAGTAACAAATTTAGTATGATAGAATTAGACTTTAGACGTCAACGTAAACTACTCAACAATCCGCAGTTAATTTTACCTAATTTAGATAACATGGTTATAAGTGAAAGGAAATTCACTAATTATCTTTTTTACCCTGGTAACTCAACAGGATTTGCTAAAGGGAAAAATTTTACTTATCTTTTGGGATACGATATAAATAATTATAAAGATTTGATTGAGGAAATATCTAATAGAGCATCTAAATATCCAACTAAACCAAAGAATAAAGATGATTTTGGTCATAGATATGAGCAAAAAATGATAATGTATGGGAAAAAGAACAACCCATCAAATGTTATTGTTGGATGGAATGTGATTGATGATGAAGTTCATTTAACGTCTATTTATATAAAGGGGGCTTCTGATGAAGATTGGAGAATTTGATACGGTGTTATTAAAAAACGGTCAGACGGCAGCAATTGTTCACGTATTAAGCGAAGATACTTTTATTGCCGATATAGGCGACTCACCGGAAGATTGGGACACTATTACAATTACAATAGATGAAATAGAAAAAGTAACATACAAATCAACAGCTAAATAAATTTGTGTTATATACATAAACCGTTCGGAATGACGAGCGGTTTTTTGTTTGCCTTGAACAATGCGTTGATTGGTAGAAGAATGCCGAAAAACTAAAAAAGAACAATAACAAGCAATCATTTTAATTAATGGTTGCTTTTTTGTTTGTCCTAAACACGACATTAAAAGGTTTAAATATTGGACAATCTGCAGTCCTAACAAGGCAGAAACGACTGGTGATAGAGAACACCTATAAAAGCTTAGCGTGAAAGGAGAAATTATGAAGAAAGAACAGCTAGAAAAACTAGGTTTGAACGATGAACAAATCAATCAAATCTTTGCGTTAAACGGGGCTGATATCCAACGTTTCAAGGATGAAGCCGAGAAAAATACTGTTGAATTGGAGAATTTGCGTGGACAGCTGACACAAAGAGATGCCGATTTAGAGACTTTGAAGAATGCAAAAATTGATGCGGATGGTTTTAAAGAACAATTTGAAGCCTTACAGCAAAAGTATCAAGAAGACAATCTAGCGTGGGAAAAGAAACTTGCAAACGAACAAAAGGACAGACTAATTGAAGCTGAATTAGCAAAATCCGGTGTACGTGATGTGGAGTTACTCAAAACAATCATTAATAAAGATGCGGTGGAGCTGAAAGATGGGAAGTTAAGTGGTCTAACAAAACAGATTTCAGAGCAAAAAGAAAGCCGACCATTTTTATTTAATGGCGACAAACAGGCTAATTACACGCCTACTGGTGGCAATAATGCCCAAAGTGGTGTGGGAACATTAGCCGATGAAATGAAGAAAAAAGATTTCAATTTAACTGAATTCTTGAGAGCTAAAAAAGAAAGTGGAGATGAATAAATATGGAATTAACTAAAATTTTAGACGTTGTAACGCCTGAGGTATTCAACGCATATATGCAACAATATGCTACTGAGCATTCTGCTTTTATTCAGAGTGGTATTGCAGTAGCTGACGAACGAGTTTCAACAAATATTACTGCTGGTGGATTACAAATCCATATGCCATTTTGGAATGATTTAACAGGCGACTCTGAAGTGTTAGGCGACGGGGATAAAGCCTTAGAAACAGGTAAAATCGTTGCCGGTGCCGACAATGCTTGTGTTCTTTATCGTGGACGTGGCTGGGGTGCTAATGAGTTAGCCGGAGTAGTTGCCGGTAGTGATCCAGTGCAAGCTATCTTATCTCGTATTGGGGCTTATTGGTTACGACAAGAACAAAAAGTGTTGTTATCTGTATTAGGCGGTTTGTTTAACAAAGCGGAAGATACAACAAAAGGTACGTTATACGATACTCACGTATTAGATGCCTCTACTAAAGTACTTGATGCCGGAATGGTGTTAGATGCGAAACAATTATTAGGTGATTACGCTGGTCAAATTGTAGCAATTGCAATGCACTCTGCAGTATATACAAAATTACAAAAAGATAACTTAATTCAATATATCCAACCAACTGAAGCAAATACAGGTTTTGCTACTTACTTAGGTTACCGTGTAATTGTGGATGATGGTATTAAACCGGATGCTAAAGGCGTTTATAAAACTTACTTGTTCCGTCAAGGTGCTATTGGTCGTAATACTGGTACACCGTCAGGCTTAACAACGTTTGAAGTGGCTCGTGACCATGCAAAAGGGAACGATATGATTTACACTCGTCAAGCCTTAGTATTACACCCTTACGGTGTTAAATGGACAAACGCTCAAGTGACTCAAGGAAACATTACACCATCTAACAGCGACTTAGAAAATATCAAAAATTGGCAACGTGTTTACGAGCCTAAAAATGTTGGTATTATCGCTATTAACCATAAAGTTGCGTAGGGATGAGGTGTTGATATGATTTTAGATGATATGACAGAGAATGAAGAACGATTGGTGAATTATCTTGTTTCTTTGCGTACTGATATCAACACCATAGACGAGAATGTACTATTCCACGCTTTAAAACGAGCTGAAGAAGATATTTTAAATTTTATTCATGATGAGGAAGTACCGAAAGGACTAGAAATGGTATGGGTAGATATGACAAATCGATACATTGAAGATGCGACAACGAAAACAAAAGTATTAGATCTAACTGATACCGATGATTTCAATATCAAGTCTGTAACGATGGGTGATACTACCATAGCCAAATCTAGTCCTTTTGAAATGATACAAGAAATCAGACAAGCACCGTCCCAATTGTCGCAATTTAAAACTAGTTTGTATCGTTATCGTAAATTACTATGATGAATAAAAAATCGCCCTTTGACTTCTTATACGACTCTAAAATGACGGTTACAGGGTACGTTAAGGAGAAAAATAAGGGGATAACAAGTCAGAAAGAAGTTGTTTTATTTGAGAATGCACCTTGTCGTATCTCTCAAAACGGTAATAAGTCCACTAATGGTACTGATTATCAAGCCAATGGCTATGATATGAAGCTGTTTTGTGGCTTAAAACATGATATTCCAGCCGGAAGCAAAATCGAAATAACGGACAGAAACGGTCATATCAAAGTATATGAACGGTCAAATGTTCCTATCAATCAATATTGGCACCATCAAGAAATTGCAATCAACTTGAAAGGAAAATCGTAATGAGTAGAGCCTATTTAGATTTTAGTAACTTTGCTAATTTTGCAAGGCAATACCACAAGAATACGGCACCTCAAGCGATTAGCAACATGATGACAAAAGCCTTAAATGAAGAGGGAACAAAGCTCAAAAAGACAGTCATTGAACGTACACCGGTAGGTGTATATCAAGACCATTGGGTAGAATTCACTACCAAAGGTGGAAAACATGTTAAGTTTTGGGCTAGTTACCACGGGAAACAAGGTGGAACATTGCAAAAAGGATGGAAAAAGAGCAAGGTAGAGCATTTCGGAAATACGTATAAGCAAGATGTTTATAACAATGTTTACTATGCAAAACATGTTGAATGGGGTCATAGAACAAGAAATGGCGGTAGAGTTCGAGGCAGATTTATGCTGAGGGCTTCCGTGAGTGAGGTTGGGCAACGTATGCCTATCCGGATTAATGCGAAGTTTAGAGAGTACTTAAGAAAGGTGATGATGTTGAATGAATAAAAATGAATATCATCTAATCGATGAGATAGCTACATTTTTAGATGGGTTATATCCCGATATACCAATACGAATTGATGATGTGGAACAAGGTTTTGAAGAACCTTGTTTTTTTATACATGTAATTAGTTCGAAATTCAAATCAGAGCCTCATCACTATGTACTTACTACTAGTCAAGTAGTGATTTCTTATTATCCGAAGAAACACAAAGCTAGTGCTTGTTATGAAATGCTCGATGAATTGAGTTGCAAGATGAATAGATTACCTGAAATTCACATTTTCAACAAAGAGTTTGAAGTAGTAGACAACGTATTGCATTACGCTTTTACGGCAACAACAAGACTTAAAGAGGATATCGAAGAAGTGAAACACCCATAATGGCTTCCTTTGAACTTACTGGATGCAATAGTTCTTCTTTTTGGACTGGATAAAAATAA